TAGGCCCGCTCGCAGGCCGAGCCGGCAGCGCCTCGAGCGTCGGCTACGGCAGCAAGCTCTGCAGCCGCTTGCGCAACCCCTCGGAGCAAGTTGGTGAGCACCACTCCGGGGTCTGGGGCTGCCTGGCCTCCGAAGGAAGGGTCGGCACGGTCGCGCTGGGGATTGGCGCACTGGGCGGCGATGACTTCGGCACGGCGCTGCAAGCCGTCAGCAGCACTGCGAGCGCGGGCAGCGTCAGCCGACGCAGCGCGAATTCGGTTCTGGGCATCGGTCTGCACCTCCGTGTGCTGGGCTCGCCAGCGGGCTTCTAGGGCTCGCGCGGCTTCGCTGGCGGCAAGGGCCTCGGCCACCAGTTTCTCGCGCTCCTGAGCCCGTTCTGCGCGTTCTGTGGCCAGTGTGGTGCGCAGCCGTTGTTCGGATCGCTCGGCGACGTTGAGTTCCCACGCAAGCATGCCGGACGTTACCGCCAGGCCGACGCACATGGCGCCAAGGATGTAGGAGATGGTGCGGTCGATCATTGGCCCAGACACTGCCGGTTCTCAGCCTGCCGGCGCAGGGTCAGACCGCGCAGGGGCTCACCACGGAAGCGATCCCAGCGCAGGATCTCGGCGCAGGCCCCGGCGTAATCGCCCGCGTTCAGCCGGCGCACCAGCGTGGAGCCGCAGAACGCGCCCGGGCCGATGTTAAACGCTAAGCTCAAAAAAGCATCGTATTCGTGCTGATGTAGCGGCACCCGCACGCACTGCTTCAAAGCACCTTCGAAGCGCTGCACATCGGCCAGCTTGCGTACCAGCGCCTGCACGGGCTCAATAGTGTCACCGGGTTTCACGCCGTCAGTGGTGCCGAAACCGATGGTTGGAACGTCACCCTTGACCGGGATGTACGCCTCGCCACGGTAGCCCTCATGGACAGCGATGCCGACCAGCGCAGACGCTGAGAGCGTCAGGGCGCCGATGACGATGCGGGCTTTCATTCGGCGTCAGGCCCGCCCCGAAAGTGCATCCTGCCCCAGCGATACAGCAGGAAGCCGATCTGCAGCACCAGGTAGATCAGCGTGACCCACAGCACCAAGTCATTGACGGGCATGCCGGCAATAGTCGCGCCAGCGACGGCGACTGGCGGCGAGGCCTTTGCGGCTTCGGTGGCGATGTCGGCTTTCTGTTGCATCGTCAGGCTCATGGCTGATGTTCGGCCGCGCGGGCTTCGATTTCCATTGGATGATCGGCGTACCCGTGGCGGACGAGGCCCCACAAGTACGTGACATAGTATCGCACTACGCCCAGGCGCTGGTACTGTCGCCAGTGCGCCTGCTCGTGGCGGATCAGGCGCTGGCTGTGCACGTGCTCGGCCAGGATGAAGATGCCCCACGGGGCTAGGCAGATGCCCGCGTAGCCGGTGCGGCGCAGGAACCAGCGGATTAAGTGGGGGGCGGGGCGGGGGGTCATGTATATGTCCAGCTATTGACCTGAGACTTTACGACCCAACCCACAGTGGCGTAGGCCTCCAGCACAAGACCACCCATTGCTGAGCCTGTAAGTTTTGCGCTTGTCAGCGCAGACGAGTTCTGGCCGTAGAAGTTCGTTCCGCCAGCGCAGTTGATCGTCAGATCGACACTGGACAGCTTTGAGAACGATAGAGTGGTCCCAGGCGTTGGCGTTGGCAGAGTGAAAGTCTGGTTTGCACCACCAGTAGCCAAAACAGTCCGGCCGGTGTCCAGTATCGAAACCGTGTATGGCGTGCTGGAAACGGAAAACGATTTACCGTCCACATTCTGCACTTGCACGCGCTGGGATGTGTTTCTGAATTTCGAGCCAGACGCATCGCTTGCGCTGTCGTAATTGATGCGTCCGGCTAGGTTCGCGGAGTCTGCCGGCACATCATAGGACCGCGTGACGCCCACCTTGAACAGGTCAGGGCCAACATCAAACGATAGCGCATAGGTCGGAGAAAATGTCCATCCATTGGTGCCCTGCGAGAACTCATTGCTGCGCCCGGTTACCACGCCACCAGTGACCGTGAAGCCATCCGTGCCGAACACTCGATTGCCTGACATGACCAGCATTCCGTCCACCGTGCCGCCCTTGGAAAGATCATCGAATGTGCAGTTGACGATGCTCCCGGTGCAGTTGGACGCCTTCAGCCATTCCGTCGACGCCTTGTAGGTCGTTGATGGCACAAAGTGGTTCATGTCAATCCGCAGTCCTTCAACATTGGCAAGGTTGACCGAACGCACGCAGTTCACGCTGATCGGATTGAATGCGCAAGAATTGAAAGCGACTCCGTACCTTGTTCTATTTCCATCGTGCCGGACTTGACTCCCGGTGAAGTCGTAGAAAACGCACTCATTGAATGTGGTGTTTGAGCCGCCGAAGGTGTTGCCGAGTTCCGTGCGAGTATCGTCCGACCACCATCCATCTACTGCGCCGTCAAAAACGCAGTTGTTGAAAGTCATGAACTCGTCGTAGGTTGAACGCAGACAAGACGCCGCGGCTTGAATGCGCGTCCCTCCGGTTAGTCCGTAAGTGCCCAAGAACACCCGATTGCAGGTAAGCCCAGGACTATCAAGAATGTCCAACACGCTGCCCGTAAACAATGAGGTTTCGTAGCAGATGTCCATGTCCTCAATGGTCAGCCCTCGGCCGCCATTGCGATAGGCTTGAATGCCGAACCCTGACGATGTGCCGCTGATAAGCAGCGTCGTTGACGCACGCACGGCGTTATTGGTGCGCCGGCTTCCTGACCCCTTTAGCGTCAAGCCGACATCCTGATAAATCTTCAGCGCGTCTGGCGATACCTTGTAGATTCCCGGAGGAAATTCAACGATGCCAGATGAGTAAGCGGTGATTGTGCTTCCGCCGATGGTGTCCAAAATCGAAACAGGATTTGCTCGCAAAGAAATGATTGCGTTCCAAATTGCAGTCGTGTCATTCGTCACTCCATCACCAACAGCGCCAAAGTCCTTCACGCTCACCACATCCCGCATCTTCGCCTGCGCCGTGCGCGCGACTGCGCCGGTGCCGGCTTGGAGGAACGCCACATCGGTGGCATCCACCTCGACGACCACGCCACTCAGGCGTTCCGTCGCCGTCAGCGCCGAGTACACCGTGCTGCCGTTCTTGTTCTGCACCAGCAGGCTGTAATCGCTGTCCACGTACAGCCTGGCGGGCGTGCCAGAGCGCATGGGATAACCGCCACGGGTTCGCACCGGCAGCGCGGCCGGCACGCTGAGTGCGGCGTCCCAGTACACGCTGATCGGGTTGCCGATGGGGTTCAGTCCGGCGGTGCCGATCCAGATGTAACCGTCTTCGAGCGGCTGGCCGTCGATGTCGGTGATGATGGGGAAGGGGGGCTGGATGCTGAGGGCGGTCATGGTTATCTTTCGGGTTGAAGTTGACGGGCACGCTCTTCGGTGAACGCTGCGCCTGCCACGCCGCCGACAGCGGGCGCCGCACGGGCAGACCGGGCCGGCCGCTGGGCCGCTTGGGCACGCTTGATAGCGTTGTCTATGGCCGCCATGCCGGCTTGCGGATTTTCGTACAGCATGCGGGCGAGTTCGGCGTTGACTCGGCGGTTGACGCGTTGTTCAACCGCTCCCAAGGACCGAATGATGATGTTCTGTGTGGCCGAAAGCGATGCGCTTGGCATGACTGCGACGCCACGCGAATCTTGCGCCACTTCTTGCGAAATGTCTGCAAGCCTTGGCGTTGCGCCGGCCTTGGACGCAAGCTCATCAATGCGCCGAATCCTTGCAATGTCCGTTTCTGCGGCTTGACGAAGGGCTTGAAGCTGAGGCAGTGTCAGATTGCTTCGACGAAGCACGGCATCAGGCTCCACCTTCCCAGTCTGCTTGAGCATGTCCCTGCCGGCAATGGCCAGTTTGGCGCGCTCCTCAAACTCACCGATGAGGTTTCGGTTCATCAGGGATTCTGGCAGCGCCATCCTGTAGGCAGCACGCTTTGACTGGTCAGAAAGCTCGTTCAGCACGAACTGCGGGTTCGCCTGCAGCTTCTCGTTCAACTGCTCGGCCACCACGCGCCGAATGGTGTCCTTGCCAACATCATTGCTGCGATCCA